AGCGTGGTAAAGTTAAAATGAAAGCTATTGAAGAAGCCAGGCTTATGCTAACTGATGACGGTGTATTTGATTCATATATGAGAGATCACGTTTGGTATACTACTGGTAGAGCCAAACTGCAAAAGGCTGGTGATGATTTATCCGCAAGGATTATATGTTACCCAGGTTTCTCAAATATGCTTATAAATATGCTTTTTTATCAGCCATTTCATGAGATACTGGAGCGGTTCGAATGGTGTGCCGTTGGAATGAGTTGGATGAATGGTGGAGCTAGAAAGTTTGCTAATAGTTTTGGTGACATTGATGGTGTCGCACCTGATGGTTATGAATATTGTTCACTTGATGTGAGTGGTTGGGATTCTTCAATGTGTTCCGATCTGCTTAATGTCATTAGAGCATTATACTTACGAATTCTTATAGCTATGAAAGTTAATGGACCGTATCAAAGACGTTTTCTAAAAAGTTTTGATGACATGGTTAGAGCTAAGCTCACTTTTCCTGGTGGCTTTTGTTTTGGTACAAAGGCTGGTATGAAAAGTGGATGGCCAGATACCTCTCATTGTGATACATTAGGTCATGATTTGGCTTTTAGTATAGTTAGGAAGTATGTTGGTGTTAAATCTTATAAGCTATATGGTGATGATAATTTCTTTTTGAAACCTATTGGTTTTCAAATGGACTTATTACAGACATTTATGCTAGTTGTGGTTTTCGTGTTAAGGTGATTAATTCATCGCGTTATCTGAAGGATGTGGATTTCCTGTCAAAACATATTCATTATGTAGACGGTGATTATCTGATCTATCGTGATACGGTTGAAACTTTTTCAAGACTGCTTATGCCCGAGGAAGGTAATCCTACCGATCGAGAATTACCTAACGAAGTTGTAGCGGCTGAAAGGTTAATTGGTCATTTACTCGATAACCCATTCAATTCAGTAGTTAGGAAAGCTATTTATTCTATGTTGGAACATTTACGTGATCACTATCAGATATATTCTGTTGAATTCTCTGATAGATTTAGAAAGCAATATATGTTTAAACCTGTGAATTTTGACAGAATAACATCTGTCCCTATAATACCAAGTCTTACATTTATTAAGGATCTGTATGGTGTTGGTGACATACCACTTGTTACCAATTGGCC